GTCTTGCCCTTCCACTAATTGCTCTTCAATATCACGAAGTTAAAGTTAAAATTGTTCTAGGAAGTCTCTTAAATGGCGTCGCAAGTGCTAAACTTTGGGCAGATTACATTTACCTTGATACTGATGAACGCAGACGATTTGCCCAAGTATCTCACGAATATCTCATTGAACAAGTTCAAGAAACAAGTGCCAGTGCCACAACCACACAAAAATTAAATTTCAATCACCCTGTGAAAGAACTTGTATGGACTTCTAAATCAACAAACGATTATCTTAATGCTAAACTTGTTCTTAATGGACACGATCGCTTTGCTGCTCAAGAAGAAGAATACTTCCAACTTCGTCAACCAATGGACCACCACACAGCTGTCCCGGGACAAAATATTCCTCAACTTGATACTCCTAATATGTTAGGAACACCTTTACCTGTAGGTTCTGCTACTCTTGGAGTATTAATCACTTACGGCAACGGCACTACAGATATCGATGCTGGTGTAGTGACCCTTGCAACTAATAGTGGAAGTACACCAAAAGTAGGTGATATTGTAGTTATTAGTGTTACTGGTGTTGCACCTGTTGTATCTACAGTTAATGAAGTTACATCTGCAACTTCTTTCGAAGTAGATGCGAGCGTTGCTGTTGGAGCAAACTTTAGTATTCATATTGTTGCTCGTGCTGCTGGTCGTTGCCGTACTTCTAAAATGACCCGAAAAATTAACTGCTATTCATTTGCCCTTAAACCCGAAGAACATCAACCTTCCGGTACTTGTAATTTCTCAAGAATTGACAATGCTCAACTTACTACTGGTGCTGCTCTTACTACTAATGATAATATATATGCCGTAAACTATAACGTACTTCGCGTTATGTCGGGTATGGGTGGTCTTGCTTACTCCAATTAAGTAATTAATAAAACATTAAAATACATAATAATTTTTTTTTATTAAATAATACAATTATTTAATAAAACTATAAATAATTTTATATGAGTTTAAATATAATTAAATATTTGGTGATAATATAATAATAGTATAAATAAATGGGAGGAGGATTAATGCAACTCGTTGCCTATGGCGCTCAAGATATCTACCTTACGGGTAATCCCCAAATTACCTTCTTCAAAGTTGTATATAGACGTCATACTAATTTTGCGATAGAAACTGTACCACAATCATTGACGGGTGATGTTACTGCTGGTACTACAGAGAAAATTTGTTCATCAATCATTTCTAGAAATGGAGATCTTATAACAAATTTATATGTAACATCTAGTACTGTTGGAATTATAAATGGAGATAATATAATTGAAGAAGCAACAATTGAAATAGGTGGTCAAAGAATTGATAAACATTATAAAGAATGGATGCAAATATGGTCAGAATTAACTATTCCAGAATCTAAAATAATTGCTTATAAAAATATGATAGGTTCATTTAATCATAAATTAAATAATACTGGAACAACTGGGTCAGGAATGGTACAAATACCATTATTATTTTGGTTTTGTAGAAACCCTGGATTAGCTTTACCATTAATTGCTTTACAATATCATGAAGTTAAAATTAAACTTACATTAGGAAAAAATACAAATATAGGAGAACCTTCTTCAGTTACCTTTTACACAGAATCTCCCTCCAGCTGTGATGCTGTAGTAGATTTATGGGTAGATTATATATATTTAGATACAGATGAACGAAGAAGATTTGCTCAAGTTTCTCACGAATACTTAATTGAACAACTTCAAAGAATAGAGTCTTCTAATAAAACTACCCATAATCTTAATTTAAATCATCCAGTAAAAGAAATAATATGGACATCTCCAATGATAAACGCATATGTAGATGCTAAAATTCAATTAAATGGACACGATCGTTTTCGTGAACAAGAAGAAGAATATTTCCAACTTCGTCAACCATTTAATTATCATACATCAATACCTGGTACAAATTTATCTTTACGTGAGAATTCTGGATTAATCTATGAGAATATAAATAGTAATCTTAAATTAAAGAATATAACAAATTTCATCAACTCGGCCGCCACTTTAGCATCGGGTCAAGCAAAGTTAATCAACGGTAAACTTACATTTTTTACTACAGATGAGCCATCATTATTAATAGGTGATATATTAATGTTAACATCTTCTAATTCTACTCAAATATTAAATATTACTGAAATAACATCTTCTAATTCTCAAAAAACATATAGAGTAAATTATTCAAAAAATGATCAGTTTCACTCAAATAATGTTTCACAAAGTACAGGTACGATTAAAGTTATTTCTAGATTACAAAATCCATTATCTAGATGTTCGTCATTAAATAAAAGAATAAATATTTATTCTTTTTCTTTACAACCAGAAGAACATCAACCTTCAGGTACTTGTAATTTTTCTAGAATTGACAACGCAAAATTAATATTTAATTCTGAACCAGGAGGAAATATTAATATATATGCCACAAATTATAATGTTCTAAGAATTATGAGTGGTATGGGAGGTCTTGCTTACTCTAATTAATTTTACTTAATTATATTAGTAAATCTATTTAAAATTAATTAGTTTAATTAATAATTTAAATAGATTAATAAAATTATGGATGATAATAATAAAAAACCATTAAAGCGAAAAAAAATAATTTTTTGTTTACCTGGAAAAAATTATTCAAATCATTTTCTATTATCATGGAGTGATCTAATTATGTGGTGTAGTCAAAATGGTTTTGATTTTATTGTATCTCAAAATTATTCAAGAGATGCTCATTTAGCCCGCAGTTTATGTTTAGGAGGTGATAATAAAAAGGGAAAATTTCAAAAACCATTTGATAATAAAATAGAATATGATTATATTATGTGGATTGATAGTGATATTATTTTTAAAACAGAGGACTTTAAAAAATTATTAGAATCAGAATACGATGTAACCTCGGGTATTTATAAAATGGAAGACACTATTAATTATTCAACAATTATTAAAAGGGATAATGATTATTTATTAAAGAATGGTAATTTTGAATATTTAAATGATTTAAAAATTAAAGATTTAAAAGAAAATAATGAAGTAATTAATAAAAAATATTTAAATGTAGAATATAATGGAATGGGTTGGATGTTAATAAAAAAAGATGTAATAGAAGAATTAAAATATCCGTGGTTTTATCACGAAGTATATGATAAAAATAATTATATTGAAATGTATAGTGAGGATGTTTCGTTTTGTAGAAATTTAAAAAAAGCAGGAATAGATATTTATATAGATTTAGATGTGCGAGTAGGTCATTATAAAGAATTAATTATTTAAAATTAATTTAATTAACACCTATATTTGGATTATCTTTAGAAATAATATAATTATTTTTATTAATATCATTTACTAAATTTTTTAATTGTAATTCATTTGATTTATCATAATTTTTTAATTCAAATATTTGAAAATATAAATATACTACAACAATTATTAATAATATAATTGTTATAAAATTCATTAAAGATAATGTACCTGTTCCTCCATTCATTTTAATTATTATAATAAATTAAATAATTTATTATTTTTTATTATTTATATGAGATAAATCATTTTTTAATTGTAAATATAATAAATTTTTTTTCTTTTTTTCTTCTTTATACGTATTAATTTTTTTATTTTTTTGTTGATATGTTTCAATTTTTTTCAATGCTTCATTATATTCATCGTCGGTTATTTTATCTTCTTCTTCTTTTAATTTTTTTGGCAATATATAATATTTAGATTTTTCATTAAATAAACCATTTGAAAATATAATAAATGCTGCTGTTAATATAATAGAAATTACTATATTATGTGTTCCTATAAAAAATATACTAAATATTGTAAATCTCCTTATAATTTTTAATTTTAATAATTGTTGTGTACTTTTGCTTATATCAACAATTAAATATTTGCTTCCAATATTTAGCATTAATAAAGTAATGCCTGCTAAATATTTATTATTATTTAAATCATTAAGTTTATTAAAATAATTCATATTTATTTATTAAAATATAAATTATAAACATTATTCTTTTTTTATAAAAACCATATAATCAAATTCTAAAAACATTAAAAATATAAAAAAAAATATTGAATAAGTTATATTATAATTAGAAAGTATAAATAATAGTAAATATAGTGAAAATTTAAATAAGGGTTCGTCATATAAATCTAATAGAAAGTCAGGATAAATTATTTTAAAATCCAATGAATATCTAAAAATTATATAAAAAACAATTAAAAATATTATATTATTTATAACTGTTTTATAATTTAATAAATTATTAAAATTTATATTAGGTTTCATATTTAATTTAATATTATATAAATTATAAATTTTAATAAAAATATTAAAATACATATAATTGTTCTTGAACCTTTTTTTGTTTCATTATCATACCTAATTGAACAAATTGTTCAAGAATAAATATTAATAAAATACCGCTAATAAGATATAATCCAAAATCTAAATAGTGTTTATCTTCTTCATATATTTTATTATCTTCTTGTTTTTGACCTGTTAATAAAGATTTAAATGGTTTTTTATATGTAGTTGTTTGAATTTCTCTATTAATTTGTGGAGGTTCTTCATCATCGCTATCATCATTGTTGTCATCATTGTTGTTATTAGTATAATTCATTAAATTATTACCATCCATAGATGTTAATGGTTTAAATTCATTAGTTTTATATAATTTATCAAAATAATCCATTTCTTCTTCTTCGTCAATATAAAGTTTATGTTTATCTTGGACATTTCTATTATTTTTTGAGTATTTATTATCTTTTCCGGTAAGTTCTGGAGAATAATCATTTGTACCATAACCGGCAAAATTATTAATTACATCATTAGATTGAACATTTGATAAATCTTTATCTGAAGTTTTTTCATATCTACGTGCGTAATAATTACATGCTTGTTGTTTTTTTGGTTTTTTCTTTTTCTTTTTATTAAATTCTGAACCAAATACTTCATCAAGACTCGCATAATTTATATTAACAATAGTCATTATTATTAATAATAAATAATATAAAAAAAATTTAAAATTATCCACTATTTTAATTAAATTATATTATTTATGTTAGGTCTAATACATATTTTCCCTTACTATTATATTTTTTAATAGTATTCTTAAAAGGATTTTCTTCTTCATCATCATTTTTATAATAATCTAATATATCTTTTTGATAATGATTATTAATTTTTTGCTCTTGTGATTCATCATTATTTTGTATATTTAATTTCTTAAAATGTTCAGGAGGATTAATATTTTTTTGTGTTTTTTTAGATTGATTAAAATCATTTTGTTTATTATCAATATAAAATTTTTCATTAACTAAATTATTATTTAAAGTTGAATACGCAAAATAATTATATGTAGGGATATTATTTGGGTCATAATTTAACATTGGTTTAAATATAGAATTATTTGGTTGTGTTACTAAAGGAGATGTTAATTGTTGTTGATTATAATTATTATTATTTAATGATTGTTGATTATTATTATTTAATGATTGTTGATTATTATTAGGAGTGTAATAATTTCTAGGGTCATTTAATTCTTTAGTATCGTGTGATTTATTATCTCTTAAATTTCTAAAGTTTTGTTTAACATTATTTTTTTGTTTTTTATAATCTTTAATTTCTGTAGGATCCCAAGAAATATATAAAATTTTAGGGAAATAATATTTAACTAAAAATCCATTACCACGAAGTTGTTTAATTATATAAGCCATACATAGATTTAAATCATATGAAGGTAGTCCAAATATTACTTCTGGTATTTCATATATTAATTTATATTTTTCTTTTTCAGCAGTTCTTTTTACTCTATCATGAATTTTATATAGAACTTGATTATAACTTACATTTTTCTTTTCTTTTTTATGATTTATATTTCTATATAAATCATAAATATTTAACTGCGTTGCTGTATTATTCATTATATTAGTTAAAAATTATATTATAATATAATTTAATATAATTATATTATGTATTCAAATTTAGTATTAAGTGGAGGGGCATTTAAAGCTATTTCATTATTAGGGTCCATTAAATATTTAGAAAACATAGATATATTAAAAAATTTCAAACAATTTATCGGAACATCTGCTGGTGGAGTAATAGTTTTTTTTATAATTATAGGATATACCTCAGATGATATAAAAGAGATTTTAATTAATGAAATGGAATGTTTAACAAATTTAAATATAGATAATATCACAGATTTTTTAGAAGATTTTGGAATAGAAGATTCTTCTAAAAATAAAATAATATTAAAAAAATATTTATTTAATAAGACTGGGTTAAATGAAATAACATTTATAGAATTTACTAAAAAATTTGGTATTAATTTAATTATAACAGGTTCAAATTTAACAACACGAGAACTAAATTATTTTAATATAGATAATACACCTAATATGAATATAATAGATGCTCTATTGATAACCACGTGCTTACCAATTATAAATAAACCTATTAAATATAATGATTTTTTGTATTTAGATGGAGCACTTTATAATAATTTCGCATTAGATTATTTCAAAAATAAATCAAATGATACATTGGGAATATGTGTTTCAGGATATTATTCTAATAAAAATGAAAATGTTGTAAATTATTTTTATAATATAATATTTTCAATGATGGATAAATTAACATATGATAATATATCTAAAAATAAATATAATATATGTTCAATATATTTTGATAAATCAAAAAGTAATGATATTGAT